CCGGGGACGACGTAACGTCTTGCTTTAATAGCAAGCACATGTTGCGCTTCTGGCAGGGTGTGCACAAGAGTGTGCACCACAGCTGGAATGAGCAAATGTATCGTCGTTTTGCTGAGTCGCTGAACCGGGAGGGCATCGCGAACATGTGGGTTCCGGAACGGGTGGCTGAGTACGACAAGGTTGTACCGCCGCGTTTGGCCATGATGGTCGGCGGTGATGATAGCACCGGTGTCGTCGCTTCCTGCTGGTACGCGCAGTATCTCGAGACGGCTCTGCAGATGGCGAGAGAGATTGGTTGGACGCTGGAGGAGAACGCCGAGGATGGCTTCTACAGTGGGTATTGGGTCCCTTGCGACGTGTTCGAGGTCCAGATGCCTGCGGTGGAATGGCCCTTGGCACAACCGGCGTACACTCTCGAATCGCGTTTCTACCTTAGTCCGAAACCGGGTCGTGCGTGGGCAAAGTTCTCTAATTGCTGCCACGACTACGATGCTCCGCGTATGCGGAAATGGGCAGTGCAGTACATTGCAGGGGTGCGCGGCGCTTGGTCGCGGTGCCCGGTGCTGCGCACGCTTGTTGAAGTGTACTCTCCGTTAATCGGCGGTGAGACTGGTGAGGGGATGCACGCACACTCCCCTTACGCCGCCGTAGGCGTGCGACCGATTGAGTGGTCGTATTGGGAGGACCTCTGGTCGACGACCCGGGCAGAGATTGAACGCCTTGAAGCGATCATTCGGAGGGACGCCTTCGAGTGTGAGACCCTGAGCGTTGACGAGCACCCATTGGTGGAGGTGCTCTCTCTGGAGTCGGGTTACCCCTTGGACACGAACATTGGTAGTGTCCACCACCCTGCAGCTTCGCCGGAGTATCGTTCGGCTGAACAGGCTGCGCGTGATGCGATCGGGCGACGAATTGCGTACACTTTAGTTGGATCCTTGTCAGTTGGCACGGTTGTGCCCCTTTATGAAGAGATGATCCACCATTGGTGCGCGAAGTTAGGTCCGCTTGGGAGCGTGTTTGCTGCTCTCGCACATGCGTGGCTAGAAGTGCCGCAAACTGTCGCGGGTGGGTTCAAGTGGGGTCACGCGCTATTGTACCGTTTGGTTTTACACGGTGCGTTGTGCTACGTGCGCATGAAACACGGCTTTCGGGCTGGACTATTGGCGCATGTGGTGTTCAACAACCTGGCCGTGCTGTACGCGGTCTGGGTTAAGCGCGCGCTCGATCAGGGCGTGTTTGCAACGAAAGCAGCATGTTTGACAATGGTCAACGAAAAGGAGAAGAGCAAGAAGGCAACGCGTGCCGCGGAAGCGGAGGCGATTCTGAAGATGGAGCGCAACAAGGGGAAAGTCGGAAACGTTTCCGGGTACAGTTCGGCGGGAGATACTCTCTCTGGACTCATCCGAGACCAAGCCGGAATGAACCTAGCGTTCCTGCAGAACATTGTTCACCCGGGGTCGCATCCGGGGGCGGGACGTTTGCCGGACGGCTACACTGTAGCTCCGACTGCTGTCGTCAAGATGAAGACGACGGGCACGATCATTGCAGCGGGGGGGAACATTCTGTTCCGACTGTATCCGAGCATCAAGCAGGGCCTGGGAATGGCGACCGGGAATGCAAGCTGGGGTGTGGTCGACAGCGGAGGTTTCTTCTCGTGGCAACAGTATGCTTCGCTTGCGAGCTCGATCAAACAGTACCGCTTTACGGGGCTGGGATGCGAGATCAGATTCTTAGGGAACTTGACGAATTGTCAGGGAACCTTTGCTGAGGGTGCTCAAGCTCCAGGTGCTAGTGCTCCTGCATCAGTTGCGGCGATTGCCGCACTGCCGGATTCCCGGACCGGGACGGTGGCGGAGATGTTCGCCGCCGGTGGCTCGTACTACACGTACTGGTGCCCGGTTTCTGGTGACACGCAGACAACCCTCGCTGCTGCCAGTTACGACTGGATGTGGACGGAGTTCAGTAACCCGACGCGTGATGCGTCGGTATACGCTATGCCCGCGATCGTTTGCGCGTTCGAGGGCCTGGGCGACAGTGTGAATCCGCTCATTCAAGTGACTTGTGTGGCAACGCTCGAGGTGACGGCGAGTACCACAATCTTCGACTCTTCGGTGACGAAGCCGGACGTTGAAGCCATCGACGGCGTGAAGGCGCTGTTCACCGATGCCGCCCGCGATCAGTTCGCTGGTGTCGGCCTTGGTCATGCTCATGCAAGCAACATGAGTAAGCCGGATTTTGGGGCGCATCCCGCGTCGACCGTATCTGGGATGGTGAATTCGTTTTTGGGCAATCACGATGTGTTGCGGAACGTGGGAAGTTCGACTTTGCGTGCGCTGAAAGCTGTTGCTCCGTATGGGAAGATGGCATGGGACTACGGGAAATTCCTGGGTCCGCTGGTGGCCGCAATGCTTTAACATTGTCCAGTACCTGCCACGATAGCGCGTGCTATCAGCTGTTCGCGGTACAAGGGTTGGGCGAGGGAAACTTATGACCCCGCCCGGCCGCGAACAGACGCACGCCCTGCGTGGCCCGACCGCGCCCTACTGCGGTCGTTAAAACCACTCTTGTGAGACGTCACAGAGTGGGTCCCCTCACGGG